TATCGAAGCGTAATACTGCGACAAGTTTGTGCTTGCGCGTACACGCTGGTCGGCCTGTGCCGTGCCAAACGGATCAAATCCCGAGTAAGAACCCAGCGCTGTAGACGCTGCAACTTTTACTGGGAAACGAAGCGTTTCGCCGGAAGGCCAAGGTCGGGACTTACCAATAAAACGCAAAAGTAAAACATTCCCTGAATTGACGATGTCAATAAGTTTGGGAAGTATTTTGTCCTGCTTCTGTTCTCTCCCATTCCTGAGAGTGTCGGACTATGTCTTCATCCCTTTCGGGAGGCTCGTATATAGTCTCTACGCTTGCCCGGAGATTTCTCTCCTGCTAGCTCGGCGTTGTCCGTTCTGGAGTTCACCGACTTAGCGAGCTGTTTCACTCTTGATTCTTTCCTTATTGAAAAGAACAAGACGTGCACCCAGGTAATTAAGTGATGGTAGTCACGACCGTGCTTGGTGCAATCGGCATGAATTATCCTCCTATTTAATTCCTCTCCTTGCTACTTCTTCTCGGACAATCTGGAAGATAGACTTTCCTGAATCTGCTTCGGGGGAGGACTTTTCAGTCTTAATCTCGTCTGTGGTTTTAGAACCAGATGGGAGTTTTGGCTTAGGCTTGGACACTAGTCCGCCCTCAGCTTTCAATCTCCAATAAGCCGTTTCAAGGCTTTTGATTTTATTCCTTTCGGCAAAATCATGCACCTTATCCTCGTCGAAATCATCAAAGGTTGACTTTAATGACTCGATTTCGGCTAACTTATCTTCAAGCGCCTTATCGTCTACCTCTTGTTTCCGAATCCTATCCGTTTCAGCACGACGTTCGTATTCTTTATCGAACCACGAACGAGCCTGTTTAACGGCTTCGTCTTCGTCTACAGGTTTAGTCTTTAAGCGCTCGTTTTCTTCCTGAAGTTCGCGTCTTTTGCTTCTCTCCTCTCGGAGATCGTCTAAGACGCTTCTCTTCTTTTCTGGCGGGTCAGGAGTCTTTTCGGGTTCCTCCTTTTCCTCTTCGACCACTTCGGCGACTTCCTCATCGGAAGTTATAGGGGGTTCGCCGGAACCCACGATTGATTCGAGTGTTTCCTCACTCATAGGTTTCCACCTTTACCCAAGGTGTCAGGGAATTATCCAACTTACCCAGTTGGCGGGTACTCGACTAAATCCGTGAACCTCTAAGAAACCCTGCTTGGGATTCTTGAAGTTGTGCTTGCGCTCCCGGCTGGGGAGCCGCTGCGCCTTGAGCCTGAGACTTAAATGCTTCCTTTTGTTGTTCCATTGCGAGAGTCTGTTGTGCCTGTCCTGCTTGCCATTGAATCAATCTCTGTAACGTCCCTTCGGGGTCGGGGAATTTCATTCGCTCATATAAAGTAAGAGGGTCTAATGCTCCTAGTTGGAATAGAGTTAAAGCATTTTGGAACGTAGACATATCATCGGTTGGGAGAGTTGAGCCAGCTTTTACTTTCAACCTCATTCCCTGTTGAAATTTCATTCGTGAAAACGAAACGAACTTCACTCCATTCTCGCCGAAGATTTTGAACGTGCGTTCCTTCTCATAGAAAAGGACCATGAGTTGCAACCACCAGTTCCCGATTTCCGTGACCACTCTTTCAATCTCTCTAACAAGGAGATCAATTCTTCCAATGTCAGCTTGTTTGAGTAGTAAACGGCCTCCCAGGGTTTCAGGTTCTCGTCTTTCCCCTCGAGTAGTTGAATGAGTTCCGAATATGTTATCGAACGCGGCCTGGGCTTCTTGGAGGGATGCGATGATGTAGTTGGGGATTGGAGGAGGTGCATCTCNCCTGAGAAGGTTTGGGNTTGCTGCTCCTGGGCCATAAATGAGTAAACCAGGTTCATTTGTTATCTGATTTTGTATTTCCTCTAAGGGTCCGACCTGTGAATCAACTAGCCAGACTGGATTACCTGTCATTCGGGCTGAATCCACTATGGCTCGTTTGTGAATGTTAATAATGTCCTGAATTGGGATTGCTTGTTCAATAATAGACGTGTCTCCCACTGGGCCTAATCCCAAAAGAAATTCAGTAATGAAAATGTAGGGTTTCCGAGGCTTTCTGAAATGGTTAACGTTTGTGTCTTCAGGAGAATTTCCAAACTCGTCTATAGAGCCTGTGCGTCCGTCAAAGTTAAAATACGGATTAGCTTGTTTTCGTAGTATATGATTCCCTGCCCGCCAAAAAACAAAATCATTCACCCAGACTTCCCAGACAGTGATAGTTCGTTCAACTTTCTGACGGTCAGAGATTTCTTCTCCAGTACCACCACGGACCTTTTCAAGCATATCTTTCCCAAACACTTCCTCGATTTCCTTAAAGGTCATGTCTACCTTTTCAATAATGTATGGGAGTTCGTCTACTGATTGTCCGTACTTTGGAAACCAGAGTCGTGTAGGTCTTACGACCTTGACGTTCACGTCATCAATCTCTTCGTCCCAGAAGATTTTCAATGCGCCGTATCGGTAGATTATTTCGTGTCGGAAAGCATCTTTAATTTTTCGTCTTACGTCTCGTTGAACATCCTCGTAGTGTTCTTTTAGGATTTCTTCAACTGAAGTAGAGAAGTCTGCTGAAACCTCACTTTGTTCTCCTGGGGCTACGACCCATTGGGGAGTATTTGCAGTCGCAATAGGAACAATCGTCTCGGTTCCCATAAAAATGTGGTTTTCAACCACATCCGAGGAATGAGCAGGAACCATATCCTTTTCAGTCTGGTCTCCTAAGTAATACTTTTCATTTTTTACCTGAACCCTGAGTAATTCATTGTGATAAATTTCGGACTCCTGCATCCACTTTTCCGCAAGCTGAATAAGCTCTTCGTCAGAAAAGTCTATCGTGGGTTCTTTGTCGTATTCATTCATAGATTCTTTCGACAGTCTTTTTCAAGGCACTGTCAACGTAGACGTTCTTCTTTAATTCCTTTAACGCCCTGTCCCGATTTTTTATTTCCGCCTTTTCTTTAAGCTCGGCTTTCTCTTGAGCTTCTTCCATTTCATTCGCGGTTTTCGTATAGAGGGTTTTGAAAGATTTATCGCCAGGCTGTACCAAGTCTCGCCAGTTTTCGGCTCGGTATTTTCTAAGTGACGGCGAATAATAGACATATGGGTCTTTATGTTTATCCTCTATATGTCTCCAGAGAATTCGTTTACATTTACATCTTGCTTGCCAATAAGGAACTTCATTCGGCCCCCAGTTAAAGGATAAAAACCTTTTTACCGCATCGTAATCTCGTTCGAGATTACAGGGCCTACAGAAGAAGGTAACACTGTTGGACTCTCCCATGGTTTTCTTGGATCAAATCCGGGGATAGCTTTAATTTTATACCTTGGCGTTACCGTGTGCTCGATGCTTAACATTCCTCGAGTGAGGGAAAAGAGTCCAAGGACGGCAGCATCCACAAGGTCATCGTGCTGTCCTGTGGGGAAGGTTGCGAACTCTTCAAAGATTTCTCTTTGGTCTTTTCTGAAAAGGACTCGTTTCTGCTCGAATAATGGGAGAACTCGGTAGGCACGCGTGACTTTGTCCGGCGATTGTTTTTGTTGTCTTTCATTAAAAGCTCCTAACTTAATAGGCGTTAGTTGAAAGTAAATCCCTTTATCTCGAGCCCTTTGAATCAAGGGTTGTCCAATGGAGTGCCATAATAATCCTTCTTCTACTAGGGCTTCTGAGATGCTGTGTTTTTTTCCTGCCTGAAAGAACCTATCGATTTGTTCAAATGTGCCCCATCTCCCGTGGGCGGCTTCGAGACAATAAATTTTTCCGTCTTCTGCTTCTCCCCAAACTACGTAAGCGGTATAGTCTGCGGTCCGTTTCTGGGAGGCTGCGAGGTCAATCCCCATTACTTTTTTAATAATCTTAGGAAGTTCCTCGTAAGTGTTTAACCACTCTTGACGAAAAATAACATCATCTGTGAACTGGGGATCGTTCATGTATTCCTTGTTAAAGGTCCACATTCCCAGTTCGTCCATTCTCTTTCTCAGTTCTTCAATCGGCCATCTTTGGGGCCAGATGGATTTTCTGTCCATAATGGCCTGGTACTTTCGGGTCTCCCAGCCCTGGAAGGGAGGTTTTTTGTCAATAATTTCTTTTAAGAGAGAAAGAGGGTGTAAGAGAGTTCCGAGTATAATAATCTGGTCTGAGGTCTTAATCGTGTTCATTACCGGACCAAGAAACCACTCCTTGTTATGCTTTCGGTTCTCTTCGTTCCTGAGTTCTAAATCGTCCTCTAAGTCGTCACAGAAGACACGTGAAGGCCTAAAACCGCGTATCTGGGTGCCCTTTCCCCTAGATAACATTTCATTAAATACCCTTCCGTTTCTGTCGAGACTTATGTGATTTTCGGTCCATTTCTGGGAAATTTCGGGTCCGAAGGTGAAGCTCTCTCCCCAGTCTCTTAAAATCAACTCATTTGCCTCCATTTCCTGCTTAATCAGTCTTACCCAGTTTTTGGCTAGAGTGTCAGAGTGAGAAATAGCCAATATCTTCTCGTTTTCTCCTGTGAGTAATCTCCAAAGGCCGTGAATTATGACTAGAACGTGTGATTTAGCAAAGTTCCGAGGGGCGGCGATAGCTAATCGGGATTCGGTTTGGAATAATTTATACCATTCTCTATGAAAATCGGGGATTTCGGCTGTTAAAAGGTGTGAAAGATAGGTCTCAGCGAACCAGAGGGGGTCTTTTCGGGCCTTTTCACGGTTTATTGCGGACTCAAGGGCTTGGATTTCTTTCTCAATCGACATGATTTGATTCTATGGGCTAACGAACAGTATTTTCCCGAAGACCGTTTTCCCATAAACCTTTGTTCGCAAAGTAGGCAATAGAGCCAATATCCTTCTTTTTCAACAGTTC